GTAGCTTCTCAGCTTCTTTAACGCCATTCATTATCGCAGTGACAATGCCATAGCGTGTAAGCGCATCAAGCTCTTCCTTAGAAAAATTAAACTGGAGGATAGCACTACCATCCTCATTCTCTTGAATTAAAACCACCTCTGATGTAGTCATACAGTACTCCTTAGATATATTTAGGAACAGTTACAGGAATGCAAAGTGCATAACTATTCATCAGCGTAGGCTTGTCAAAATCTTTGATAGCCTCTTTTATGAATGTTACACATTGTTCTTTTGTATCAAATCCGTCTGAAGTGTACGCGAATTGGCACATATTGAGGCACACCGCCACCACAGCTATATAGATAGTCATGTTTCATCCTCGTCAGTGTCGAGTTCTTCATCGTCCTCATCTTCCTCTTCGTCTTCCTCCGTGCCAAAGATAGCGTCCCATCGTTTAGAATATTCTTCGTTTGAGATACTGAATGGCCTCGGTGAAGAGCCTTTACCTCCGTCTGAGTGGTTCATAGTTTTGTATCCTTATGATCTTTTGTTTTCAATATAATGTGGCACTCAGAAAAAGCTAAAGGTTTATATAGTGCCTTATCTTTACGCTCTTCGCGATATTTATCAATGACGCATTTTTCTTTACACACCTCCGGTAGGCCGTGCGCTTTCCATACACAGGTTTCACCACAATTATTCATAGTTCCTCCAAAGTAACTTCGTTCATTCTACCAGTGAACAGATCGTAGCGTAGCTCACACGCAGGGCCTGTAAGCCCACTGTAACGGTTCTTAGCCACTGCCACCTTAGTTGTATGCCTCTCGATAGGGTCATCGCTCATAGAGTTCCTTTCCAGGGTTATGACCGCATCAGATAACTGAGCGATAGCGCCTGAGCCTCTAAGTTGAGACAACGATACAGCCTGTCCGTCCTCGTGGCCTTGATTGCCATTGGGCCTTTTCAGGTGTGAGACAACAACAAGCGTAATCCCTAGCTCCTGCACAAGTGTACGCAGGTTAGTCATCATATTGTCAATAGCTTTTCTTTCATCCCCAAGATCCTGTCCTGAAATGATGATAGAGATATGGTCTAGAAAAATAATCCTACAGTCTAGCCCTTTAGCCATGTAGCGGATACGGTTCAGGATATTGTCTGACGATGTGCTACCAAAGTGTTCAAACAGAAAAATACGATCTGACCCTAGAGTAGCATCAAAGGCTTCCCGCAGTTCCTCGTCAGATACTGGAGTATCGGGCAAGTGTAGCTTTTTGTTTGCGCTGATGCTCATGATGCTCTGAGCCGTTTTCCTGATGGATTCCTCAAGGAACAGACCGCCGATGTTCCATTCTGTTGTGACAAGAATATGATGCAGAATCTCTCGCAGAAACTGGCTTTTACCTAAGCCGCTTCCAGCGGTGACCGTAATAAGCTCAGACTGCCGGAAACCGTACAGTAGCTCGTTCAGGCCCTGAAATGGATACTGAGCCTCTGCTGCTGGTTCAGGGGTACTGACAAGATCCCATAGAGTTGACGCAGCCACGATACCATCAGGCACATAAGTCTCTGCTTTCCACCAGTTATTGACAAACAGGATTGTCTTACCATTCACCAGATAGTCGCAGGCATCTTTGCTTGCTTCCATGTGCTTGAACACCTTGGCCTTCGATCCAAACAATTCAGCCACCTCAGCAGCAGCTTCCTTTCCTGGATTATCGTCATCAAAGCAAATTACGATGTTGTCAAAAGTGTTTAACCATTCATAGTTGGCTTTGCAGTCCTTCAGAGCCGATTGTGCCCCATTCCTGATAGACACCACAGGCCACTTCGATCCAAGCATCTGAAAAGCCGCAAGCGCATCGAGTTCACCTTCCACCAAAGTGACATACTTGCCGCCTTTGGTGAACAGGGACTGACCGAATAGCGTGGCCTTGTTCCACTGACCTTCTACAGAAAAAGTCTTGTTAGCCACCGTGCGAATCTTTGCTGCCATGTAGTTTCCGGATTCATCGGTGTAGGGGTAGACATGCTTTGTGTCTGTCTGAGTAACTTTGTAGTATTCACAGGTTTCCTTTGTGATCTTTCTATCAGGTATGGCTTTAACTTCACCAGTGGTTTTCATGGATTTAGACCTTAATACTTCCTCTTTCCAACGCTGGGCATCTTCATTATCTGCTTCGCTGACAACTTTGCCACACTTGTGACAATAGGTATGCCCGTCTGTGTATAGCGCATTCGCATCCGAGCTTCCACAATGCTCACACGCCACATGCTTCACAAAATCTGAAGCTAGTCTTAGATTACTCACGATTTTCCTTTCATTCAAAGTCTACCATTCTATCCTTAAAACCCTCGTAGAATCGCCCCGACTCGATAGCATTAATGAGCATTGTACCATTTCCTATCGGGGTCTGGCTTTCGATGTACTCGGAGTATTCAAGATCAAGATCGCCCCTTTCCATAGCCTCGTCGAAATCTTCTTCGGTCATGTGTTTTTCTCCTTTAGCTTATCCTCGACTGCCGAATAGAAACTGAACGGCCCTAGCACATCATCAGCAATTTCCATAACTTCAACCACAGACAACCATTTAAATTCCTGGAATACTTGCTGCTCGATCAAATTAGCAAACTCTTTGAGTTCATTAAAGTTAGGCGTATGCTCTACTCCAGCTAATTTGTTGGCTTTTACCCATAATTCTATGATTGTCTGATCATTCATAATAGCGCCTCTTGTGCATACTTGTATGCTTTTGGCTCTTTTTGTACCATTTTAATCAATTTTGGTGAAGCTCGTTTAAAAGGGTCATGAGACACCCATAACTGAACAGCTTGTTCATAACTCATTCGTTCAAAATCTTTCTTGCAATACTCTTGACATTCACCAGTAGGATAACCACAAAAGTCATATTTGCAGGACATGATAACTCCATTATTTCAAGGCAAGCTTGATTAAGGTTAAGACAAAGATTATAAGCGCTAATGTCATCGTTGTGCTTCAGCTTTCTTCTGCTCACGCTCCAGTAGCAGATTAGCTGCATCCCTCAGTACGGTTTCTTTACCGTATTCCTTGAACATCACGAGCATGTCTTCTAAGACAGACCAATACCAGGATTCCTTTAGTGCTGATGCAATTTCTTCATCGTCCATAGTTTTCTCCAAAGTTGGCACACTTCTTGCTATACTATATAGTAAATAATACTTTAATGTAAATAATACTATTAAAGTAATTATTCATATAAGTCTTCATCTAAGTAGTCTTTTAAGTCATCATTATCTCCTTCTTCGTTGAAAAAGTCATCATAATCCTCAGAAGTCATTAGATCTTTTCGTTCTATAGCAGGCACAATATTGCGTATTTCAGAATAACATGCATTGCATAGGTCTAAAAAGTCAAAGGTTATAGCGTTTCGTCTGGTGGCTTCAAAGTCACTCAGCAGCGCATCACAGGCACGACAATGCATAATTTATCCTTTCCTGGTTTTTATTGTCTTTCTAGGTTGTTCACCTCGAGGTGGCTACCTAGCCCTACCATAGGGTCTAAAAAGCGCTCCAAGGCCCGATTAAGGGCCTTCCTGAGCCTTAATTATCCATCCTCCAGTCTACTACATCATTCAGCCAAGTTTCAATAGCGTATTTTTTCAATACTTGATTAAAATTGTCAACATTTTTCTGATTTGCTGACACTAGTAATGTATTGAAAGCTTTCAGAACAGACTGATCCCATAACGCATCAGTCATGAATTCCTGGAAAGTAAACCTCTCCAGCTTGTTAGCGTGAATGTTCAGCCAGCATAGCTCACCGGCTGCGCCCTGAGTCTCGATAAACTTTCGGGCATCGTCAATGTAATCGTCTACCAAAGCTTCGCTCATTTTATAGCCTTTCTACAAGAGCCACACAATACGCTGGACTGTGAATTTTCCAGCATCACCATTGTACCATGGTGCGCCCACCAATAGCCAAACGAGCCACTGGCTATGGCTAAAGTGGACAAAAAGCCCACAATAGCCAATGCATTTTTGATTCTACGATACCATCGCTTCATGTCTTGCAAGACCTTTTTCCAGGAAATCGTTCAGGGCTGGTATATCCTTTTTGTAGATGTTCCACTCAGGAACCCCACCGTGTAGGCATAGCCCATCAGTTAGCCTGCTGCCATAGAACCCTTCATGCCCCAGTAGGGTTTTGACATAATAGCGCGACACAAATTGACCCTTCGGTGTATGTGGATATCTTGAATCGAAAAATTCCACCAGTAGTTCGTTGTCTTTTTTGTCGATTGTGAAATCCACATTAAATTTGTCTATTGTTAGCATTTTAGGCCCCTTTGGTAATTGTTACACCTTCGCATGAGACTGACTCTATTGTGTCCCTATTTATCGACCGATAGCCCTTCGACTGCATATCGTATACGATAATGTACTTCTCACGATCTACAGTGCATTCACCACCTTTCAAATGCTTGGTAACCCCTAGCCGACAATTCATCGTCCTAAGTGTTCCATCTTTTTTGTAAAATGCGACTGTGATAAATTTTCCGTTGGATTGTTCAATAAATTCTGAGAGCTTCATTTTAGATTCCTGGTTTTGAATAGGTTATTGAATAGAACCATGATTGCCTAGTTTTTACGCTAGAGAACGGGTAACCGTAGCGCATAGCGTAATCGGTAGCGCTAGCAACATGACAGCGCCATATATGGGCCTTGCCCGTGGTCAAAGTGTTCATTTTATGAGAACATCAAAGTAGTGCAGGGCCAGTGCCGTTAGTGCAAAGCCGATCACAATAGCTAGGATGTAGTCTTTAATCATTATTGCACCTTTACAATCAGGCCATTTTCCAGCGTTACGCGAGCAAAAAACTCGCGCCCAAGGCCAGTAATGTGCGGCCTATTCGCGCCTGTTATAGTGCCATTTTCCTGGTATTCTGGCCCAAACATGCTAGTCTCAATATAGCGTAATGGTTTGCCAATATTGGCCTTCAACTCTTTTTTGCTGGGGTAGGTAAAAATAATCATAATCAATCCTTGATAAGTTAACCCTAGGGAAATCCTAGGCCATAGCGTACTTTATAAGATACGCTACAGTCTAAAATCTAGCGTTTACGGTTCAAATAGGCCAGTGCTGCGGCGCGTGAGTTAAAGCGCCCGCCTAGGGGCACATGATGAGGCCCACGGACAATAAACCAGCCAGCCAATATTTTAGAATGAATAATTTTAAGCTTCATTTTAAACCTTTCAATGCATGGCGATAATGATTGGCAAACCCTTTAATTTTGACATACCGCAGGCATGGCCTGCGCCGGTACAGCTTCCACACGCGCCCGGGCATGTAAAAGCCTTCAGTGTAAAAGCTTTTCTAAGGGCTAAATTTGTCTCATGTTTGCCGTGATCGGTAGATCTTACTTTTTTGCCAATGCTTACCGCGATAAATTCACCACGCACAATCGGCAAGGCTTTAACATATTGCAACATTTCAGGGCTAGCATTATGGCCGCTTGATATGTTCAACTGATAATTTGTGGGCCATTCGTGGCCTGCGGTATCGTATCCTAAGAGAATTGCGAAGCTTTTAGAGTATCCATAGGCGCGGACATTAGGCGCGGCCTTTATATGCATCATCCAGAAATGCAAATCGCCTACACTGGAAAAATCGCCATCAACATACAGTCTAAAATCAAAACCCTCAGGCCGCTTTGCGACAATACTGTCAAATTCACGCGATATAGCATATCTATTGTGAAGCATAAAATAAGCATTTTGCGCCATGCGACAAAAGGCCGCAGGATATCGCCATGCCCTGAAACTGTAGCAGAAGTCTAAACACGCGCCCGCTCCCGGGCATGTGACCCCGGGCAGTGTACTAAATGACACAAAGGGCAGTTTAGAGTTGCCCTGCAAGGCGAATATTGAATATTCCACGCTATCGGCAAGCATGACGCGCTCAAGCTTTGCAAAGTTAGCCTGCCAACCCTTGCCGGTAAACAATGGGCTAGACTGCAAAGCCTGCAAAGCCTGCAAAGCTTCGCCACGGTTGCCGGATTGAATGGCCACGGCTAAGCCTTGCAAAGCCTGGAATTTTTTAGCATTGGGCGAGAATTGTTTAGTTTGCATGACAAACCCTCTTTATTTAGTCAATTTGCGGAAAGCTTGATCGATCAGTTTATACCCGTCTTGATCGGGGTTATAGCCCAATTCAAGTACGGCATTGTCCAATGCGCGCGCCGGTGTCTGACCTTGACGCATAAGCATACGCGCCACTGTGACTAACACTGTGACAGTGTGTAGGGATTTGGGGATAAGGTTAGCGTTAGCCATGATGCGAATCCTTTGCAAGTATGCCGGACTATCCCGGTGACAATATACATGCAGAAACCATGCCAGCTATTAATGACACCATCAGTAGGACATCATGCACAGATAGTTCACAAGCGATTTCAGAGGGAAACACTATAATTATCCACAGTCCAGGCCATGTTTTGTCACTTATCCACACTATCCACAATTGGTACTATAATGGTGCATTAGTGCGCTATTATGGTGCATAAGAGTACTTTTATGGTGCATCATAGGCCCTCGCAAGCCCTGCTGTGGATAACCTGTGGACAACAGAGTGTTGCACTATAGTGCCTGTGGATAACCCCAGAGTTTGCACTATAGTGCATACTGTGGACAAGCTGTGGATAACTCTGGAGCCTGTGAAGATCCTGTGGATAACTCGATAGGGGGGGAGGGGTCAGGACTATCGTGTAACTTTTGCGGGAGGCTCTAGCGTCTACAAAAGAGTAAAAGTAGAAAAAGTCACTGAATAGTTGCTCTGGTGACAATTAAGCTTAAACCCTTGTCAATAAAGACAAAATAAGCATAATTGGGGACAGGTTAGAATAAAAAATAAAAGGAAACTTAAAAGTGCCATCCGCGCACCCAGGAGGGGACTTTAAAGTGTAGTCTTTTTTGAAATATTTTTCATTAAAGTGTTGACAAATACAAAAAAGTATGATACGCTCGACCTTATGCGGGAAACCCATCAGGAACTCAAGTAAAGACTCTAGAGTACGGATAATAGAGTTAAATACGGAAGTCTAAGTAACTTAAGAGTTACTATTCTGTTCACTACGGAAGTAGCTCTTATAAGTTAACATAAAAGTTAATAAACATTAATAATTATTAACATATAAGTTAACTATAATAATATATTTACTTAGATTCCTGTCTTATAAGTTAACTTCTTAGTACTACAAAGTACTAAGGCATACCATGTCCAGAAGGGTAAACATGGAACAAGAAACAAAAAAGCGTAGAGGTCGCCCCAAGAAGGGTGAAATGGTTGCTGTTAAGACCAAGAATAAAGGTGTCATGGGTAGACCCAAAGGTGACACAGCGATCATAAATGAGTACAAGCAACGAATGCTGATGTCTCCTAAATCAGCTAAGGTGCTGGAAGCTATTTACGATGCAGCATTGAATGATGATCATAAAAATCAAGCTGCTGCATGGAAATTGATTGTCGATAGGATTGTCCCAGTAAGTACATTTGAGGCAAGTAAAAATAATGGACAAACGCCTCAAATAAGTATCAACATCAGTGGATTAAATTCCCCATCGGTAAATTCTGAACAAATTTATGACATAAGTGACGCTAATGTTACCGAACAGGAAATAAACGATTCGGACACCGAGTGATCGGCTTTGAACACGTTTACAGGTGCGTGTGTCCAAACACCTGTTCCTTTCAAAGGGGATCATAAATGAAAACTTGTATTAAATGTAAAAAGTATAAACATTTAAGTGATTTTTTTAAAAATAAAAGCACTAAAGATGGATATACGGTTTATTGCAAGCCGTGTTTTAATTTAAACACAAAAGCTGCTAAAAATCTAAAAAGATATGGAATGAGTACAGAGGAAATAACAAAATTAAAGGAAACTGGGTGTGAACTATGTGGAGTAAAAAACAACTTGCACGTAGACCATAACCATCGAACTGGAAGTTTTAGAGGAATTCTTTGTACAAACTGCAATAGAGGAATCGGTCATTTGAAAGATTCTCCTGATTTGCTCAGAAAAGCTATAGCTTATCTAGAAAGCAAAGGGAATTATAGTACATGGCAGAGCTAAATTTTCAGTTGCTTAAATGGCAACAACAAGTGTTTAAAGATACTCGACGATTTAAAGTTGTAGCCGCTGGGCGGCGGTGTGGAAAATCTAGGTTATCTGCTGTGTCTTTACTTATTGAGGCTTTAAACTGTCCAGAAGGTAGTCATGTAATGTATGTGGCTCCAACACTTGGGCAAGCTCGAACAATTTTGTGGGAACTATTACACGATCTTGGCAGACCAGTAATAAAAACTAGTCATGTCAACAATCTTGAAATAACGCTCGTTAACGGTAGAAAAATATTGGTTCGTGGAGCAGACAATCCTGATAGTTTACGTGGTATGTCTTTAACATACGTAGTGCTGGATGAATGTGCATTTATCAAAGAAGATGTATGGCAAAAAATACTTCGAGCATCGTTGTCTGATAAAAAGGGACGAGCATTGTTTATCAGTACACCGTCAGGTCGTAACTGGTTCTACGATGTATTTAAACTCGGTCAGGAAGAAGACGAAGAATGGAAATCATGGCATTTCACCACTAAAGATAATGAAACCATTGATCCAAAAGAGATAGAGGCAGCACAGAAAACTCTTAGTTCTTTTGCATTTAAGCAGGAGTATTTAAGTAGTTTTGATAACACTGGTGCGGATGTTTTCAAAGAAGAATGGTTTAAGGAAACTAAAGAACCACAATACGGATCTTACTATGTGGCTGTAGACTTAGCTGGTTTTGAGGATGTCGCCAAAAACGCTGGGGCTTCCAAGAAACGCTTGGACGAAACAGCGATAGCGATTGTAAAGCTTGAGGATAACGGTGATTGGTGGGTTCATAGCATTGAGCATGGGCGCTGGGATATTCGACAGACTGCTGTGAATATCTTGAAAACGATCAGGGATTTTCAACCCGCCGCTGTTGGAATTGAACGAGGGGCATTAAAGAATGCTGTATTGCCGTATCTGAACGATTTAATGAGAAAGAATAACATCTACGCTCATATTCACGATCTGACACACGGTAACAAAAAGAAGACCGACAGGATTATTTGGTCTTTACAGGGACGGATGGAACACGGTCGCATATCGTTTAACACTGAAAAAGATTGGACTGAGTTTAAAGACCAGCTCATTATGTTTCCAACCATCAATGTACACGATGACCTTGTAGACGCTTTGAGTTATGTCGATCAGCTTGCTATAG